GTTGGTGTCGATCTTTCTGCTGGTGTTCGAGAGCAAAATGATTACACTGCGTTCGTGATGGGTGGTCGCGTCAAAGATAAAATTCACATCATCGACTGTAAACGGATCCGTATTATGGGCAACCTAGAGAAGCTGGAAGCCCTTATGGAGATGATGGAGGAATGGGGCGTCATCCATAAGGATGGCGGACGATATTTCCCCACTGGAAGCAATATCGATATCTGGTCAGAGGCTGTTGCCTACCAAGCCTCTCTAGAAGCTGATTTTAAACGAATCTGTCTTGGTGACCATGGACTTTATAATATGCACTGGCATGCGGTCAAAGGTTTTCGGGGCGATAAGGTTGCACGCTTCCGTGGAATTATGGGCTTGTTCGAGCAGCGTAAGTTGATTTTCAATAAATATCGACGGTTCGGGCCGTTAACAGATGAGATCATTAATTTTGGTGTTAGCTCCCATGATGACACAGTCGACGCATTGGTATGGCTCTGTAATGGTCTGATGACACGTGGCAAATTGGAGCTAGCGTTTTAACTCTGGATATGAACAGAGATAAAGTATTTTGGATCTAAACTAAAAAGGTCCTATTCCCAATGTCCACCAGCTATTACACCTTAGAGCTTGAGCAGGATGCCTACGGCTCTGCCGTCATTCCTCTGCCAGACGAACTGTGTCACGACATGGCGCTCCAACCTAATGAGCGATTTGAAGTCGAAGTGGAGGATGACACCATCACGCTCAAACGCGTTGCTGCTGGCTACGATATTGAACAATAAGCTGAATTCCCCAATTGACCATGAGCGATAGTAAAAACGTTCTAGATTCTATGCTCAAGGCGGTCATTTCCCGCGATGGTAGCGATCAAACCGACACCATGCTGGTAAATGCCCACCTCTCCCAAATGAAGATGTTTGGGGTGCGTCAGGGTGTTGAGTTCTACCCAGCCCAAGATAACTTGGGCACACAGCGATTTGATTTTATTCAGCAGGTCATCAAGTTTAATAAACTGGATGCTCGTCTAGACTCGATCTGGGATCGCTTTCTGGCCTACGGTAAAGGTCTTTTTTATATTCGACCGACTAAGAAAACATATCGACTCTACTGGTTCGATAAAGATGCGTATCGAACTTACTACTCTACAGAGGGAGATTTAGAAGAAGTCATCATTATTTATCCGTACAAAGTAAAGTCTACGAAAGGCTTTCAAGGTGTTGGTTTAAGTACGGATAAACGTTATATGCGTCTCCGTATTACGGCAACTGAAATTGAAGAGTTTCACAGCGAACAAGAAATTTCTTTCGACATGCCGTCACTGGAAGCTGGCGCTTTCGAAAAGAAAACCGTTGTCAACAGCATGGAATTTATTCCGTGTGTGGAAGTATTTAACAATCCAGATGCTTTTGGCACCGAAGGTAGCGGTGAATTTGATTGGATGGCCAACCAGATCATCGCTCACGATGAAATGGTTAAAAACATCCGAGCAAACCTTTCATTTTTCGGCAATCCCACATTACTCTCTTCCAGGCCAAAGCAGGATATTGTCGAGAGTAATGATACCGACGTAGCACAGCGTCCTAGTATTTCCAGTCAGTCTGGATTCCAGTCTGAGTTTTTCTTATCCAGTTCAACCTTTAAACAGGATAACGTTACACGACAGCCTCCTGGCTATATCGGAAAGCCTGGCTCCGGCATGCGTGTGCCTCGAGTCATCGCGAACCTGGAGCCCACAGATCGTGTCGGTTTTATCACTCCAAACGCAGTTAGCACAGATCAGGCGCGATATGCGGAACAGCTTCGTAGTGAAATTCGCTTAGCACTTGGTGGTATTGATGATTTAAGTATCACCAACGTAACTGCAACCGAAATTAAATCGGCTTATGGACGTGTCAGTGCTACAGCCAAGAAGAAGTGCTTGATGCTTTATACGTACGGCATTTGTCGTTGCTTCGAGTTAATGATCTTCCAGGAAGAGCAAATCTTCCGCAAATCATTAGCCTACTCACTGGGCATTAAATATCCAGTTCCTCCTGAAGATACGGAAGATGAGGCTGCTGTAACTAAATACGAAAAGCAGTTGGTGACCTATGAGAAGAAGCTCCAAAAAGCTCTAGATGCTGTCATTGAAAACCGCGAGATCCCCAGTGGTGTTTTAGGACTTGCTCCAGATGGCGATCGCGCTGTTATGTGGCGCTGGATGGGACCTGTATATGAAGATACGGCACAAGATAAACTTAACCAATCTATCTTTACGAGGAACCTACAGGAATTAGGGGTTGATAGCATTGAAGCACTGAAGTATTTATTCCCTTCTAAAACGGATGATGAAATCGCGGGGATGCTCTCCGGTTTCCCATTCCGAATGGTAGGGGAAGTACAGAGGGCCTACTCAGCATTTATTGATCTAATCAATCAAGAAATGCGAACACCACATCCACAGCAACCGAATTTACCGATGGCTGCGGATCCGAGATTAGATCTCACTCCCTTCCTTTACCGAACACTCGAAAGCCTACAAAAAGAGGTAACTTATGCAGGCCGATACCGCAATGCCGACCCAATCGGCACCCCAAGCATCCCCGATCCAGCCGAGCAGCTACGGGGCTCCGGTGGCGCAGACGGCGGCACAAGCGCCAACGGTTTCAACGACGTCCCAATGGGTGGCGCCCTACCCGCAAGCGGTGGCCCCAGCCCCGCAAATGCAGGCCCAGATGGGGGTCAATCCGTACCTGTCAACCCCTACAGCGTCATACCCCCAAGCGTACCAGGCAGCTCCACAAGCGGAGAACCCTTACAAGGAGGCGTTCAACAAGGTGGTGGGGCTCCTGAGTTCGCCCGTCCAATTCCCGTTCCAGGGTCAACAGTACAGTCAGAACCAGGCCTACGACCAGGCCAATTACGCTTCCCAACAGGGTCTCCAGTACAACAATTTGGCGACGGAGACCTATACGCCTTCGAACAACAGCAACCAGGCGTATTACAACGACTATTCCCAAACTTCTCCGGTAATAACGGAGGAAATGCTGCTGGACAACGGGGTAAGCGAGCAAAGTCTTGATGTCATCAACCACTTCGGTGCTGATGCTCCTGCTCTCCTGAACCAGTACGCTTGTTCTGTAGAAGACACGCTGCTCGCTACCAATGCGCAGCTTCAAGAGGCCATCGGTCTGCTTCAGGAGCTCTCTCATGAGCACCGCGCTTATGAGGCCATCCTGACCGATCCAGATATCCTGGCCGATTACACCTGCGAATTCTTTGGCGAGAACGGTCCTTATCCAATTCCTGATTCGGAAATTGGTTACGGTCGTCCCCAGGGTCAGGCAGTTGGTACTCAGTATCAGCGTCCGGCCGCTCCTGAGCGTCCTGAGATGCCTGTTCCTCCTCAGCCCCAGATGCAAGGCAACCCCGCCGCCTTCTGGAATAATTTTGGAGCCCTGGCTGAGCGTGATCCCGCCAACGCCTGGCGTTATCTGAACTCTGCACAACAGAACCCTGAAGTGTTCCGCCAGAAAATGCTGGTGATGGAGTGATACTTGTAGTTCTAATAAACTACGTTTATTAGGAAAATAAGTAGCTGTAAAATAAGGGGTAGCGATGCTACCTCTTTTTATTTAGCGGATTTTATTATGGCAGTCCAAAAGAGTAGTGCCAGAGCACGAGCTGAGCAATTTTTGATTAATGTCGGAACCGCAGGTGGGCCGGTCGGATCAGATGCTCTGTATACTTTTGGCGCTGCCAACTTAGCCTCTCAAGTGCAGGCTGGCAGAGTTGACGAGTACGCAGCGATGCGTGGTGCTACTGCCGGTCGTGTAGTTGGCACGACAAATGCACCCGCTCCTTCGATGCCACGGGACCTCGATAGCGCTTACTTGAAGTTAAATCTTCCGGGGTCTCCATTGCCGGGCAATGCGCTGCTTTCAGCTCAGAATCAGAGCGCTGCTGAAGTGACACAGAATAACATCCTCACAAATGAGCAATACGCACGCTTGCGGGGAATGCCAGCGCTTGGGATGTTACCTATGGGCTTACCAGCCGCTAATAACTCTAAAAGAGGTTGAAAGTAATGAAACAAGAAAAAGCCGTTAAGAAAGCTAAGGCGCGTAAACAGCAGGCTGGGGCACGCACTCTCGAGCTTGAGGCTGCTCTTCAGATGGCGAAAGCACAGCTAATTGATCCTGAGATCCAAGCAGAACAAGTGGATATGCAGCCAGCAGATGGCTATGTTAATCCATATCGTGAACTTGGTTATATGGCTCCAATGGCTTATTCACCTGGCAATATGATCAGCGGCTACAACTTTGGTCAGATGGCGAATCCGGAAGCTTAATAATCCGGATTGATAAAGTCTTGCTATAATTTTTTTAATGGAACCAACAGTTCCAGAGTTAACAGCTTTGGCTGTTGAGTTTGAGGCTTACCGTCTCAGGTATCAGCTTACTCTACGCTGAGAAACCAACATGTTTATTGATAACGATTTTCCCAAGCTGTTGGGTGCGGAGCTGTACCGCCCCCATCCAGCTTATATCGTGGAAATGGCTTGCGAGCCTGTTGTTGTCCACGACTTCACCAAACAGCCGGGTCAAACCGTTCAACTCGACCGTTATCGTTTCTGGGGTAGCCCTGGAACGAAGACTAGCCGTGAGCGTACCCAGGATCAAACCATCGGTACTGCTAACAGCCGGTCTATCGTAAAGGACAAGGTGCTGGTGTCTCTGCGTGAGTACACCGGTCCCGCTGACCCGAACAACACCAACCTCCCGAGCACTTTCAAGATTGCCCGTGAGACGCTGATGACCGCTCAGCGCCTGCTGTTGGACACCGGGAACCTTAATATGTTCCACCAGTCCATTGGTTCGCTGACCCTGCTGGACGACTATCGCCGCTGGCGCGACCGTGTGTTCCTGGACGAGCTGTTCAAGGCTGAGTCTCGCGGTGCTGCTTCCGATAGCCAGGGTGGTTACTACTACCCCAACGGTAAGACCAAATCTTCCGCGACTGCTCTCAACAACTACACCGCTACCGAGTACGCTTCTGAGCGGTTCAAGTTCAACGTCAAGACCGACCTTCTTGAGGTTGTGAAGCAGCTGCGTAAGCGTAACACCCCCGTGTTCGCTGACGGCTACTACCGCTGTATCGCCGATCCCTCTTTCATGAAGGATCTGCGTGCTGACCAGGGCTTCCGCGAAGTGGCCCGCTATCCTGGCACTGGTGTTCCTAATCCCCTGATGGGAATGATGGCCCCCAACGCTGCCCTGTACGGTGGCGGTCAGTTCGGTCAAGCTCAGTTCGTGGCTGGTGAACCCGTCATGCCTTCCGGCTTTGTGTTTGAAGGTGTGCGTTTCTTCGAATCCACCAACTTCCCCGACAAGAGTATCTCCGTCGACATCGGCAGTGGCGGCGGCGCTGCAACTCGCACCACTCCTGCTGGTCTGTTCTTCGGTCCTCAGGCTGTTGGTGTAGGTATTGGCGGTCCCAATGCTCAGGTTCTTATCAACAATAACGACGATTTCAGCCGCTTTATTATTCTTATTTGGCAGCTGTACGCCGGTTTTGCTAACCTGAATAAGGACTTCATTACCACTGCCTTCACCATCGTTGAGTGATAAAGGAGGTACTTAACTAATGGCTGCTTACAAAGAAGAAGCCGGTGCAATCCTGCAACCCGGTAACCAAATCAACCGCCTGTCCTCCTATAACACCGAAGGTGTTTATGCTTGGCCCGGCGTAGAAGCTTTCGAGCTGATTGGCTACGTCAAGATTGATAACCTTGCCGCAGACAAAGCTTCCTTTAAGAGCTTCGACATTATTGTTCCTTCGCCTGATCGTCGTCCTGATGACCGGGTGCGTGACAATCGCACCTCCCTGGTGGTGCAAGCCTCCTCTGCTCGTCCTGCTTATGTTTACGGCGCTTCTATCGCCGTGGCTCAGGACCTGCCCGCTGGTGGTTTGGCTGGTTTCCCTGCCTCCCCTGTGACCGCTGACATCGGTGGTACTTCTACCGAAGGTCTGCTCCTCGGCCCTAACAACGCTGGTGTTCCTTTCGGCGTGCCTTCGACTCAAGCCAACGGTCTTGCTGCTGCTAGCGCCATTGTGAGCGCTACTAGCTCGCTGTTTGCTCAGGGTCTGAGCGACACCACTGTTGCTGACCTGCCCTTCACCACTAGTGTTACCACTGCTGGTATTGTGGCTGGCGACTTCGCCAACTCGATGTTCTACCGCGTCACTGCGGACACCACCTTCAAGGTGTTCAACGTGAACGGCGTGACCTCCACCTCCGTGGATGGCGACGGTGTGTTCATCAGCTCCACCGATAAGGATGCCGGCAAGGCTGGCTACC